ATGGCTTGGTCATCGTCTCCTGCACAATACATGCGTGTGGACTTAGCATCGATTGCGTGAGCGATCTCCCACTGCAACGGACTCAAGTCTTGGGCTTCGTCTAAGAAGCACAGATCAAAGTGTGGGCAGTAGTACTCAGCACCTTTAGCGAACTCCTCCAACATGTCCGTGAAGTCGTAAAGGTTCATGGTGTCTTTGTATTTCCTTAGACACTTGTCAATGTAGTTTACCGTGTTCCAATCTTGCTCGATGTTGCTGACGTTGTACTGCTCTCGTAGCGATACTTTTCTTAGGCTGGCCAAGTTGATCAGTCCAAGTACAGGATCGTTGCTTGCTACCATTGAGGGGATGTCATCATCGAAGTTAGAGGCTTTGTTGCCGCCAAGCTTGACACCGATGGATCGACTGAGTTCTCTGAAGTGAGACTCCTGCATCACCTGCTCTGATCTTATGTCGGTCATGGTCAGTGCGAGTGAGTGTAGTGTACGGAAATGGATCAGATCCGTTTTAGGGTTTAGGTTAAAGCGTATGGCGGCTCTGTCTCGAGCTTCGTTAGCGGCTTTACGTGTGAAGGCTAGGAAGGCGATTGAGTGTGGGTGAGTGCCCTTCTCTAACGCATCGTCTACCATGTTGAGCAGGGTGGTTGTTTTACCTGTTCCGGGAGGTCCAAATATTCTAAACATCTTTAGACTTCTCCTTCCTGTAAATTTGCTGAACTCTCTGCTTCGAGATGCCAAACCATTTGGCCACAGCAGTCATAGTCATAAACCGCTCGTCAATCATCATGACGATCTCTGCGTTACGACGCCTGCCGTATTCTGGTCCTGTTATATCTTCTACCATTAGAAAGGTGCCTTATAGTCGTTACCAAACTTCGGTGTTTCTATATCAATGTCCGACGTGTCGAACGAGGGGATCTGCCATACACGTACCGCACGGCCTTTGATCTTCAATACAACACTTGAACCGTTAATGTCACGTAAGCGTTGAGCGATGCGATGAGACTTGTACTCGAAGAATTTATTCTTCTTGAGAAAGTTCTCAAAGTCTTTCAGTCTAAAGTAAGTGATGCCCTGTTCTTCATCTGTCCATGGACGGCGTAAGAGTATCTCTTCTTTGTCCTGCGCAACCTGTAGGTGACGACAGAACTCTTCGAGGTAATCATAGAACTGACCGCTGGTGCTGGCATCGACTGCAACTTCAATGATGGCACTCTCGTTATCCTTCATCTCATTCAACAGTGTACTGATGCGGCTTTCCCACTGCTGCTTCGCAACCGAGCGAGGCATGAGGTTTAGCTGCTCCATGCAGGCCTTTTGGAACGTCATCTGATTCATCAACGCTTCAGTGTCCATCTCCAATGGTTCGCCATTGACATCCATAAACCAGACAGGCGGCGTAGAGTTATACTTACGCAGGTTAGCCACACTGGCCCCTGACACTGCAGCACCTATACCAAACTTACGAGTACGGCATAGGTCTTTGTTACAGTGGGAGTTGATGGGTGAGTCGCTACACTTGTACGCATATTCTTTGCGCTCAAGCTGCTTGGCCACGATGTTCACTTCGTTAAGTGGCAGTGGTGGAGAGAGGTACTCCATGTTGTACTTTAGGATCTCAGCCTGCCAACTATCGGGGAAGGCCTTACGCAGGTAGACACCAATATTGAACAAACCATTGTTACGACCACCTTCACTGATACCTTCTTTACAGATGATCTGTAAGCACGGTGGACCGTTCTGGAGAAACTTTGTTTCACTAGCGCCAATCACTTGTAGCTTCATAGCCTCTTCAGGGTTCTGAACAAACTGGGTGTACAACTCTACAAACTCGTCTAGTGTTGCCGAGGTGCCATCGTCTAGGAATGCGTAGCGCAGACCTTCTTCATGGTTGTAGTAAGGTAGGTTAAGGAAGTTACCTACATCGCCTCGATCCAAATGCAGTTTGATCTGCTTTGGGAATATCTCGCTCTCGCCATAACCTAATGCTGCGGCCATGGCCTTTAAAGCTTTCTGCATATCTTTAGCTTCGATCCACTCCGAGGTGAATAGGAAGCAGTGTGCCCCGCCTGATTTAGATCGGCATATAACAAGGGGTAATTTCAAACGGCGGACCTTGTCCACCAGTAACTTGTGATCTAAAGGGTATTGATCGATATCGATACAGCCCCATTTACAGCAGTTGTCTTCGTTAATAGGTATGATGCCTAAACCATTGCCTGTTCCTAACAAATGGTTTTCCCAAAGCTGCTTGGTCTGTGGTTCGCGAAGAACGCCAGCCTTTCCTTGAGCTTTGCCGCTTGCACCGATCTTTTCAATCTTGAAATAACCATGCGCTTCTTTTAAACCATCAAAGATGGTCATGAACTTTTCTAATGACATTGCTTGCCCCCAATACGGAAAAAGGGCGGGGCTTCATGCCCCACCCATATTACTACGCTAGCTTAAAACGGCTCTGCTTTGCCGCTTAAACCATCGTCATCCGTATGCTTGACAACAACGTCACCTGTGGTGATGCTGTCGGCAAAAGCTTTGGCGCGAACGTATAGTCCTGCTTCAGCAATGGGGCCCTCACATGACATCTCCCAACCGTGCCATGACCCTTTAGAGTTTTCCTCTTGTGTGGTCTTGAGGTGATAGATGTGTGAGAAACGAGGTGGGGTGAATGGACCATTTGCACCTTGCATGGACCGTGATGCCATGATGCTGTTCCACTTACGCGACTTCTTTAGCTGCGTAGATTTCATGGCGATCAAAGCGGTTTCAAAAGCACCGTCGTCACCTAATAGGATAACGAAATGCTGATGCGTTTCTTCAATGTATTCACCGCTACCGTCTGCGACATAATCTTTGTTGTCTTCAGTGGAGCGTTGGGTTTCAGGACGCACTTCGCCCGGCTCATAAATAGCAGTCGGCGCACCGTTGCCAGAACCACGCGGGGCCCATTGAATAAAGCGACGTTGGTAAGCGCAAGGGATGACGCTAATACCGTCTTTACCTTTGTATACCATACCCGTCACGGTGTTGTAGATATCACCCTTACGAGCAACTTCGTTTTCATCCAAGATCGGATCATTACCCGACAACACTTTTAGGAAGGGTAATGCTAAATCATCCTGTCCCATGTTCTCCATGCCCTGACCTGCATCGGCCTCGAACATCGCTGGATCAAATGCTGCTAACTCAGTGGACTTCTTTGCTGCGACTTCTTTAGTTTGTGACATATTACTTTCCTTTCTTAATAACTGCGCGTTGACCTACCCAAGCCCCAAATAATTCCATGGGGAACTCCTCACCTGCTTCACATCGTTCTTTCACAAAAGCGCGTAGCGTCTGTGGGTGAACTTCAGTTTTTTGTTGAGGGATGAAACCCTTGCTCTCTGCAAACGCAGAAAAGGCACTGGCTTGATCATCCTCACCGCGACCGAACTGGCACAAGACAGTATTCTTAATAATGTCATCATAATGGTGGTCGCGTAACCACTCGAAAGCGGACGGACGGTTTTGTACTAATATGGATGCACCATACGTTTGTTTGACCTCAACGGTCGAACCGTCTTCAAGAGTAAAAGAAGCAATACCTATCTCTGCAAGCATTGCAGGCATCTCTTCATCGGTGAGCTTCTGAAGGTCTTTCTTAGACTCCTTGAGCGATTTCTCAAGTGCCTCGATAGAACCTTCTTTATCTCGGATTTGGCGGGCCAAGCCTGCTACTGAAGTCAGGCCAGTTTGATCTAAGCGTTCAACAGAGGTGGCTTTCGTTGCTTCAAAGTCGGCCTCCATCAGTTTTGCTAAGTCTTCCATACTACTTTCTCCTTCGTTATTAAAGGCTCCTTTCGGGCCTTGACAAATGCAGATAATATCTTATATCCTAGACGACTTACATGTCAAGCAGTTATTAAAAAAAGAGGACAATTATGCAGAACTATCAATATGAGACTACGCCGTATGACCATCAGCGCGTTGCACTAGAGGACTCGTGGTCCGCGGAGTACTACGCTCTGTTTATGGAGATGGGCACGGGTAAAACCAAGGTGGCTATTGATACGATGGCTATTCTCTACGAGGCAGAGAAGCTTAAAGCGGTCTTGATTATAGCGCCCAAAGGAGTGTACGACAACTGGGTAAAAGGGGAGATACCTATACACCTGCCAAAGCGTATACCGAGACAGTTATGCCGATGGATACCCTCGAAGACCAAGAAGTTTGAAGAAGAACTAATGGACTTTATTGTCAAAAAAGACCCTATTCTAAAGATTTTTGTGATGAACGTTGAAGCCTTTTCCACTCCGCGTGGCACTGAAGCGGCTACGGCGTTTTTGTATCAGAACCCTGCCAATATGGTCGTGGTCGACGAGTCCACTACAATAAAGAACAGGAAGGCTGCACGGACCAAGAACATTATGTCGTTGCAGAGGCACTCTAAATACCGTCGTATACTGACGGGCTCGCCGATTACTAAAAGCCCTATGGATCTATTTAGTCAATGCGGTTTTCTTGCAGAGAAGTCTTTGGGCTTTAATAGTTTCTATGCCTTCCAAGGTCGGTATGCGAACATCCAACAGCGGACCATGGGGCACCGTAGTTTCCAACAGGTGATGGGCTATCGTCGACTAGACGAGTTATCAGAGAAGTTAGATGTATTCAGTAACCGCGTGTTGAAGATGGACTGCTTGGACTTGCCGCCTAAAGTATACATCCGTCGCGACGTCGAGTTAACGCCTGAACAAGAGAAGTTGTATCGCCAGATGAAGAAGCTGGCTTTGGCTAAACTAGACAATGGCGAATTGGCTACGACGGCCAGTGTATTGACGCAGATCATGCGGTTGCAACAGATATGTTGTGGACATCTAATGCCTGACGATGGGGCCATGCAATTGATTAAGAACAATCGTTTGACCGAGTTGTTGAACCTTGTTGAAGAAGTGCAGGGTAAGGCCATTATATGGGCTACTTATACGCATGACATCTTGCAGATATCAAAAGAGCTTAGTGAACGTTTTGGCCCTGAGTCGGTGGCCACGTACTATGGCGATACGGAACAAGACGCACGACAAGAAATCGTTAACGACTTCCAAGACGTTGAAAACCCTTTACGGTTCTTTGTGGGTCAGCCTCGAACAGGCGGCTATGGCATCACGTTGACGGCAGCGAACACCGTGATCTATTACAGCAACAGTTATGACTTGGAGATAAGACTACAGTCCGAGGACCGTGCGCATCGAATTGGTCAGACTAATAAAGTGACCTACATTGATTTGGTCTCGCCTAATACGATTGATGAGAAGATTTTGCAGGCTTTACGCAGTAAGATAGACATTGCAGGACAAGTACTCAAGGAAGACACCAAGAGTTGGTTACGTTAATTATAAGGAAGTAATGATGAGTTTGATATTTAAGCCACGGATTGCATATCATTTTGGAAGTGCAAAGTTTTTGGCAGCTAAAGCTAAAGCCAGTAATTCTCACCAAGAGCAGTACACATGGGAAGAAAGAGAGATTGACTTCTTGATTGAATTACGCGCTTTAAAAGTGTCTTTTTTGCAGTGTGATAAGATGTTAAAAAGGAAGCAGGGTAGTTGTTCTAACTGCATTCAGTCTCGTAATCTTTACGAAAAAATAAACAGTAAACGTCAGGCCCTTATACAAGGAGTGTTAAAAGATGATTAGTGCAGCAATATTATGTTTAGCCACCAATTTGTACTTCGAGGCTCGAGGAGAGCCGTTAGCGGGCCAATTGGCTGTGGGTTACAGTGTGATGAATCGAGTAAAGTCGCCTCGATACCCCGATACCGTATGCGGTGTTATTTACGATGCTCAATTTAACTCGTGGGACCCTGTTAATCCGATTAGGCACCGTTGCCAATATTCTTGGTTCTGTGACGGCGTCCGTGACGACATTGATCCCACCGACCATGCTATGGTTGAAGCTAAAGCGTTAGCAAAAAAGATTTATTTTGGAAGGATTGTTGATGTAAGCGAGGGTGCTACGCACTACCACAATACGACGGTTAACCCGTATTGGGCGTCACAACTTACAAAAGTATTGTCCGTAGGGTCGCACCTTTTCTATCGGTACTAAGTCCATTTTACTTTATTTGACCACCAAGCTGCGGACATTTTACCTTTTTTAATGTTTGCAGCATGACGGGCTTT